CAGCGCTTATTGCTGGTAAGCACCCGGCATAACCGATTACTGGCAATCTTCCTAGGATTAATGGTTGCTCTCACCGTCTATGCGCCGAACTTTCCCCAAAGGGATCGTACTGGAGTGTGTCCTTCCACACCGCACCCGCTTACTTTATTATACGAAGGATTTACTTCTTGCTGCCTTTTAATTCTTTGCGTTTGTCATCACACGAGTCCCATTCTTCACATTCAATACATTCGTCATACTTATTGCAATCCGCGCCGAATGTGTGCTTGAATGGACATTTCCCCGATTGTTTTTTGGATGAAGATTTTTTGTCTTCTTCTTCATCTTCATCGTCATCCGTTTTCTTCGGGGGACGTTTCGGTTTAGAGGGTTTTTCTTCCTCTTCTTCATCTTCATCTTTTTTTCGGGATGAAGATTTGCGAGTGGGTTTTTCTTCTTCCTCTTCGTCTTCTTCTTCCTCTTCGTCTTCTTCTTCCTCTTCCGAATCGTCTTCGGATTCCTCATCTTCATCTTCGTCTTTTTTCGATGAGGGTTTTCGTCGATGGGAAGATTCCTTTTCTTCATCTTCGTCATCATCTTCATCTTTTTTACGAGAAGATTTTTTTTGAGATGAAGTATCTTCTTCCTCTTCATCGTCATCGTCTTTTTTCGAACGATGTTTCCGTTCGTAATCCGCACGATCGGAATCGATGGATTCTTCATTATCCGATTCGCAGTTGAAAATTTTTTCCAACTCCTCATACGGATAAACTTTTACGCACTTCAAAAGATCTGGAACTTTGTCCAAGATTGCGTCGTCGTAATCGTCTCGTTCAGTGAAGTCTACTCGATCCAATTTAAGGAACTTAAATCCTCCTTGAGATTCTTGGATGAAGCGGCATTTCAGTGTGTAGCCCCCTTCGAAGCAAGCATAATCCCGATACTTGGGGTTGACCTATTCTCGTACGATTTATTCCACTTCGGTACGCAGTTTTTTACCAAAGTTGTAAAAGGAAATAAGAAGCAGCTTAACTTCTTCTTTGTGTCCCTTTTCCGTTCGGTCAATAACGGCGTACAGTTCCCGATGTTTGGGACGAAGAGCGTCTAATTCCTCTTGTGAGTGTCCACCCTTTTTACGAGCTTTCGCAACGTACTCGCATATTGGACACGGTTTTCCAAAAGTTTCTTTTGGACAAATGTACGACTTTTCTTTCAAACCAATCCCCGTATGAGCATAGACAGTTGCTACATACCATTCTTCCCCGGCTGGAATCTCATCGACGAAGTTATCCAACTCCGATACGAATGGAAGAATGTCCAGTTTGCGAACTCCCGCTTCTTTCAGATCGAGGAGTTTTACGTTTTCGGGAAGGGTAAGCATTGTACCCGTCCCCGTACTTTTTTCCCGTTGTTCTTTGTCGCGCATTCGTTGGCGGTATGCTTCCCGATCGAATTTTCTCTTCTTGCGTTCTGCTGGTCTTGGCATAAGAATTCTCCTTTATGTTTGTGAGCTATTTCGTTCTTCAACTTTTCCGTTCTCGTTCTCGTTTTCGTTCTTTCATCTTTTCCGTTTCCCGCTTATTTTCAATACGATCTTCCCATTCTTTTCCTAAATCACGGGGAGCATTTGGAGAAGCAAAGTAAGATTGACCGTTTAGTTTCACTAGGTTTTCCAACGCAGATTTTTTATGTTCCAACGCTGTAACGCCAGCAAAAATCATGTTAAATTCAAATTTGCGATTGTCCAATTCTTCCCGCGCCGATTTTACTAATTTGTTTTGTTCGAGAGCGGATTGGATACTTCCTTCTGTTACTTTGATATCTCCCAAGTATCTTTCGGGATTCTTACGAATTTCTAAATTGATCTCTGCCGTAACGGCGTCGATATTGTTTTTTGCCCGATCCATTGCATCCCGCGCTTGCGCCAATAATTGAGAAGCTTTATACATGAGAGACGCTTGCCGTAACCATTCCACATCTAAAGCATTGGGGTCAATTTCAATTTCCGATAAAAAATCAAATGTTTTTTCGTTATCCATTGGCTTGTACCTCTTGAGTAGTTATGGCATATTTACGTACTACATATGCTCGAATGTGATCTGTAAAATTGTCAAGAATTTCGTTTGGTTCTTGTAATTTACAAGAAGGATGATACTGTTCGTAAAATACAACTTTCAATCCATTTAAGGAATTATAAACATAGTTGAAAGAATTAAATGCCGATTGTGGTTTTAGTTGTACCTTATTAGCGCGAGCTTCCGCCATTTCGCGAGCAGTCTTTTTGGAAAAATTTTTTGAATCTTTTTTGTTGCAGCGAGAAAGACCATAGTACAGATTGACAAAGTCAAGTTTTCCCTCTTTGTAATGACATTCGATTTGAACGGCTACACAACCATAAGGTTGAAGAATGGGTGACTTTCGATACAATGTATGAATAAATTCGTTGCAGAGTTGATTATCTTTTTTTGTAAATAAAAGACGTAAATCATGTACATAAGTACGCAAATTAGGATTTGAAGCATCCAATTTTGATTGCAAATCAGAAATGTCAACAGGTACAGACGAATACGTTTCTCCAACAACTTTACGAAGATACATAAATTTCAATTCTTTTTTGACTCGTACAATCTCCGTCATCGTTTCTCTCCTTTTATTTATCGGCAAATATCTGTGCGATTGTGTTAATGATTGCAGGTCTACCCACATCGTATGTTTTGCACTCCATAAACATGTCCATGACTAGCGCCGCTTGTGCATTAAAGGTTTTCATTAAAAACCCTTGGCAATATCCTAAGATTGCCCGTCGAATCGTTTCAGGTTCTTCTTCTTTTAGTCCCTCTAAAATCAAAGTTGCATCTTTCCATACAAACTTTTCTTTCATCAAAAGACGGCAGAGAGAAATAACTTGCTCTTTTGTCTTTTCCGTTACAATCATCTTTTCTGACATCTCAGAAGAAGGAAGATCGATGATCGTGTCCAATTGGCTGAGAGCAATACCTATCGATCCATTGCAATTCTCGCTAATATATTCTACGATCTTATCGGGAACTTTCTTTTTTTCTTCTTTGATTACGTACTTAAGGTATTTAGAAACTTCTTCTTTGGAGAGGGGTTCCATCTGGACTTGACAGCAACGTCGTTTCACAGCTGCTGTAAGTTTTTGAGGTTCACTTGTACAGAGAATGAAGATAACATGAGGTGGAGTATCTTCCAACATTTTTAACATGCCATCCTGTGCCTCTCCTGACTGACGGTGGACTTCATCGATTAGGTACACGCGATACTTGGCATCGATAGGAGACAGATTGTACGTATCCCGTAACGAACGTATCGTTGCAATTCCATTGAATTGTGCAGAATCAAGTTCGGTATAGTTGATTGATTTATAGGATCCTAGTTCTTCTGCAATGATACGGCCTAATGTAGTTTTTCCACAACCTGGAGGACCTGTTAATAAAAAAGCGTGAGGCATTTCCTTTGATTTCAATTTAGATTGTAACGCTGAAATGGTTTTGCCATTTCCTTCAATCTCATCAAACGTTGTTGGACGGTATTTGTGTTGTAAGGGCATAGTTTTTATCCGTTATGAATGATTGGGATGACCTTTTTGATTTCTTCTGTAGAAGTTTCTTCTTGCTTTGGAGAGACAATTTCATCAATAACAACATGTATTTTCAAATTTTTTTGGGACTCGTCCGCAGAAGTTTCTATACGAATATCCACAAAATGATTTGCTTCGATTCGTTTTAATAAATCAGTAATAGGTGCTCTTAATTCAAATGTGGACTTTCCCGTTTCAATGGTTTTAACAGGAAAACACGATTCCGACAAAAACGCAATGATTTTTAATAAAGTTTGTCGAGAATTCATATTTTCAATATAGTCCGCTCGTAAAAGTTCAAAATCCAACGACATTTTTCGAAGAGAAGTGTCTTGATTTTTGAGAGCCGATTCCAATAAAGCAATTTTCATCTTATCCGTTAGAGGTTCTTTGCGAATTTCTTCACTCATTGCTATCTTCCTTTTCTCCACATAGGGGGCATTCGGTTTGATTTGTTTGTTTGTCTTTGTACAGATATTGACATCCACATGTCTGACAAGGGTGTGTGATACATACTTCTCGTTGATTCGTCCAAGGTTCATTCATAGGGGAACATTCTACTTCAACGTTCAATGGTACGATAATCCATTTGAAGTGATCTCGTATTTCCTCCGTCATGATTTTTCGTGCTAATGAGATGTAACAATTAAATTCATCTGTTTCTACTGAGGTACTTGAACAAATACTATCATGAATCTGTCCTATGATTCGTGTATCCCAGCCGTCAATTCGTTTTTTGATTTCGTGGAGAGACCATAGTAGACAATGGAACGCAGAGCCTTGAACGGGATAATTGATAACGTCGTTTCGTTTCATATACCCGGAACATCTAAAACCTGTTAGGGTATCAAAGTATCCGTTTTCCAAGTACTGTTGATACCAATCATCTCTCCATCTATTATACGTTGGGAATCGATCTTCCCAGAAGATTCTTTCTACTTCTTTTACGTGCAATTCGAATCTTTCATAGGAACCGATTCCATGTTTTTTCAAATGTTGCCACATAGGTATATTTTTAGCCGTCTTCAATTCCATCGTATCAATTTTATCCCAGAGGTCTTGAGCACATTGAGCGAAATACGATCCATAAAACTGAGGAAATACAAATCCATTCTTGGCACAATAACGAGCTTCTTTTGTCCATTCGTCGTTATCCAAAAAGTAAATTGCTTTTGCCATATCTCGGTGCATATCCCGTTTTGGATCGGTAATCTCTTTAATCATATTTGGATCTTTATGATAACAAGCGGCGATACGTACCTCTATTCCAGAATAGTCAATCTCCATCCATGATTGATCTTTATTGGGAATAAACAAAGATCGAATGATCTTCTGTGCTTCTTTGTTCCGTTTAGGGATATTCTGGAAATTTGGATTGGAGGAACTGGAACGAAACGTTCGGGCAATATGCAAATTGAAAAAGGGATGAATCCGAGAATCGTTTTCTTCTCGTAGATATCCTGCAAGGTAAGTATCTCGAAGTTTCTTTATCTTACGAAGTTCCCGAATATCTCTTGCTAACGTGTTGGTAAGATGACTTAACGTGTGCTCGTTGACGGAGGGCTTCCCCGTGGCTGTTTCGGACACTTCACAGTTCAAGTCGTGTTTTAATACCATTCCCAATTGAGGGAATGAGTTGATATTCATTACAGCCCCATATCGTTTTTTCCATTGTTTACCTCCTTTACTTTCGTAGATATCCCTTTCCATTTTGGAAACACGTCGATCCAAATGTTTGTACATATTATTGGCGTAAACAATGTCAACGTTGATTCCCGTTATCTCGACATCAGACAGACATACCGCTCCTTTGTGTAATAGCTTATAACTAGGTTTATCCACAACATTGTTTTGTTGTAATGCCAATTGAAATTCAAACAATGAATCCAGACCGTTATAAAGCATTAAATCGTGTAGAAGACTTGGACTACCCAAACACTTGTGAATCCGATTGATTGAATGAGATTCTTTCTCATCAGATTTCAAATAAGATTCCACGACGGAATCGTAATCGACAATCCCCAATCGAACGTATGCCTGAAATTTTAGACTACAAATACCCGGACGATTATCTTCAACATGGGTGCCCAACATGGAGTCATAAAACCAATTGTTGACGGGAGTTCCCAAAATAACGCGGCTCCACAATTCTTCATATTTCATATTGTGTGCCATCTTGGGAGTCTTGGATTGTAAAAACTTTATCCACAACGATCTGATTTTATCGACGTGTGGAAGGTTTTTATGCAAAAGAAACGACGTTGCTTGTAAAGGTTTGCATCCTTCATTCGACAAGCAGACCGACGCACAAATAATATCGTGTCCTTCTTTATAAGGTTTGATTCCCGTTGTCTCGTAATCGAAACTTACAGCATACTTCGTGTTTTCGTTTTGTAACAATCGTTTCAAGAATGCAATGATTTCGTAAGGTTCTGTTAGTATTTGTACTTTTTTACTTTCTTCTTCCAATGAAAGTAAATTAGGTCTCCCTACATTTTCATACTCCAGAATCTTGTATAAATCGTCTTCAAATATTTTTCGAACGACAAACCCATCGATGGCGTCTTTCATTCGAGCAACGTATGAAGGGTGAAACGTAGGGATTACCCATGCGTTATACTCTCGATCTGGGATAACCCATCCTCTCCACTTGGACACGATCCCACTATTTTTATCTGATCCTCCCAATCCCTTTTTCCATCGATTGAAAAGAAATGATTGAATGGCTGATTCTCCCAGTAAAACAATGACAGTAGGTTCGAATGAACGAATCTCTTCTTCCAAATATTGACGGCAGAACTTAATCTCTTGAGGAGAAGGCTTTCGATTCGATCCATCTTTGGTTGGACGACAGTTGATTGCATTTGTCTTGTGGCAATCATCCAAGTTTAACTCCAGAACTTCGGAAAGCGATTGACGCAACAACTTTCCTGCCGTTCCAATCAATTGTGTATTAAGTTTGTCTTCCTCTTCCCCAGGGGCTTCTGCCACAAAGAGAATCTTTCGTTTCCCTTTCCCTGTAGGTTTCATTTTGGGAGAACGACATTTGCGATAGAGACCACATTGATTACAGGCATTTGGGAACTTAACCGTGCGGTCGATTTGATCGAGTTCTGTATCAGAAAAGAAACTTTCCATCGTTATTCCTTTAAGTTGTCATCACGTGCTTTAGACTTTTAATACATGTCTTAATGTCATTGATAAATGATTTCAGATCATGTTCTAATGCTTTCTTCGCTTCTTCAACTGATGGAAACGTCACCTTTTTTTGCATACCATTTATTCGAATAGCATATTCTTCTTTATCTCCAATATTTATAAAAAATATTTCAATATTCAAAAACGAATTCACTCCATATGAATGTATTCCATATTGACAATTCCATTGAACTATATCACTAGAAATTGGTTTGCTTATATCGGTAGACGATATACGTTTTTTCATTTCCGTTTTCCTCCGTTACTTGACTACGGATAAATCGATCCGTTACATAGATAGTATTATCGACTGTCAACAAGTTCTTAAACAAAACAGGATGGACGAAGATTGCAAAAGGCTCTCCATCGTACTTCACCCGGTTTTTCTCTGTGATGGTTCCTTTCATTGTTTGCTTGTAGACTGTGATTAGTTTGTTTTCAAACGTGATTTGGGCACGTTCCATCGAGAAACTCTCATCCTGTAATGCCATGACATGATCGAGAGATTCAATAACCGACTCTGGGATTGTTACTTTTTGTCCTGAAATATCTGATTCCAGAAATTTTTTCATGTCAACGTACTCAGAAGCGAAAAGACGGCAGGAAAAAATTGTAGGAGTTTCTTTGATTTTGATATTACACCAACTATTATCTATACAAAGAGAACCACCCTTATATGGAAATTTTTTCAATTCCCGAATAGCCGAAGAAGGGATAAGAATCTCACGATCTTTCGGAATTCCTGTTTTACACGATACACGAATGATTTGTCTTTCGTCCGTAGATTCTACATAATTAGAAGTTACATGAACACAGAAGAGGAACGGGCGGATTGTACTTTTGCTTGTGACACAAGAACAATCTTCCAATGCTTGGAAAAATTCTCCTCCGACGGGAACCCATTTCTTATCTCCTTCCAGATTTATTTCATCGATAGGAAGATTCAGTTCCTTTTGCGATACGATGGAAACTTGCGTTCGAGGAGTTGAAATTATCATAGACCCATCAGTAAACTCGATGTCAATCTCTTCGGGTTTCAGCCGGTCAATTACACGCAGCAATTCTTTGGCGGGAACAATGCTTGTTCCATCACAATCAAATGGAGTAATCGCATGAACGGATACCTCGTCGTTGTATGTAAAGGCTTGTCCGTTCTTAAAAACGATACATGTGCTCTGTTCGATAATTTCTTTGGAAGCAACACCCGAACTTAAATAGTTAATGAGACGCAGAAATTCCAATCGATCAACTTTCATTTTCAATCATCCTTTTTAGTCGTGTAAATCGTGCAGATTCCTTTTTATTGACCAGTAAATGATGAGTGTGATAATACGAAATGAGTACACCCCATCTATTATACGTAGACATTTTACGTAGGTATTCAGATTCTTCTGCCCTTCGTCCAACTCCGGCAAAATACAATACAAAATCCTCAACTTTTTGACATTGTTCCATAAACCGAAGGAAGTATACTCCATTCAAGTCGTAACGAATTTTACCAATATGATACAATTCATCTAGGGTAATTCCCATTTCTTCCAAGTATTGACAGCATTTTTTATACACTGTCGGCGTCTTCGTTTGAATGGCTTGCAGATTGATTCCCAAACTCCCCGTCTTGGACGATATAGGAATAGAATCCATTCGACGGGGAGTACATGCCAATACAATAGGATCGCTGTAATCCCACGCACCATTTCTCCATTTGGGGAAATAGACGTTTCCATACCCTCCCTGAGTGATCCACGTCGTTGAATCCAGTGATGTCCAGGGATACCGTTTCATGATGGGAAACGACGTTGCTGCAAAACCATGAAATTTTATTCCTTTGTATTTGGAATTGAAGAATATTTGATCCGCCCATTGAAAGTACACAAGAGGACTTACTTCTTGTCCCGCTCCCCCCAATGCGATGTATGTGTAACCCATACGAACGTAACGATCTAACCAATGGACGGGAGTTCCATAATGAACGACGGGAAGAACGTCGATATTTCGATCCCGCAGATACTTTTGCACGTTGCAAGATCGTTCTGGATTGAATATAACATCCACGTTGGCGCAAAGAGTAAAGTACCTGTGATTCTTTTTGACGAAGTGGGCGTAAGTATTAACATACTCCCAAAATTCATCCGAATCATAGAAATTATATCCAGACGTAATTTTTTTCTTATATGCAGAATGGATGTTGTAGAGCGTATGCGCCCCAGAGTCAAGAAATAGCCACATCGATCAATTCGGCTCCATTCTCTCCATCTTCAGATACAGAGATATAACAAGAAGTAGGATAAGCAATTTTAAGGCACTCACAAATTTTTTCACAACTCATTTCTCCCAAGTCTTTCAAGTGAAATGCTTTAGTTACATAATCCAGCAAATTTCTTTTCATCAAAATAAATTCAATTTCACGATCATACGTACTGTTAAATCGCATCCTAACATGAAACACATGACGATGAGGATTACGAAGAAAAGAAACTTCATCGGGAGCATTACTCCATCGATGGATTGCTTCAAACTGCGTTTGGATGAATATAAAAGTCTTCATAGGGTTCTCCATTCATGATCTTGACCATACGTTCCCATGTGGAATCGTAGGCTTTGTATATTTTGCTTAAGTCCGAACAATCGACAGATTGATCGATCCACTCCAATATTTTTTCCCCTGCATTTGCGATTGTTTGTTTTTCGTTTTCCAATGATCCCG